TTCTGTTCTGGCGCCCATATCATTCCAGACTCAAAAAGAGGTGCAACAGCGTTGACTCTTGCATGTTTATCATTTCCCTTGCTTGGAGTAAAGGAAATAACCGGTATATCCATTTGTCTTAACTCATACATTAAAGGTAATCCAGATGCTTTGGCTTCTATGATAACAGACTCAGGCTGCCAGTATTTATATTGTTGGAGAGCCAAGCGCCTTAATTCAGGGAACTCGTATCTACCTTTGACTGCATCTAATAATATTAGATTAGCAGGTGAGTCTTGTGTTGGATAAAATACACCCCAGGTCGTAATGGCAGAGTAGTCAGCTGTTTCTTTTTTCAAGAATGCCGTGTCGTAAGATTGTATGACGTGTTGAAGAGGCGGTATATATTCTTTATCGTACACCATCCACCATTCACGTTTCAAGATTGCACCTTCCTCACTTGTTGGTGATTGCATCCACTGCGCGTTCCATTTGCCCACGGGCAAAGTTGCTTTGACCTTTTCTAGTTCATCTAGCTTCCAATACTCAGGCCACACTGGTCCGTGATCCATGATTGCAGGAAATTCGACCACGTGCCACTGATCAGATTTTGGTTCTTTTTGATTCGCTATAAGTTTGCCTGTTAAATCTTTTGTCGACCAACGCGTCATGACCAATACGATCTTGCCGCCTGGTTGAAGTCGCTGTCTTGGACCTGACGTATACCACTCGTACGCGGACTCCATCGCAGTCTTGGATAGTGAATCTTGTTCCGAGTGAGGATCGTCAATAATTAATAAGTCTGCTCCACGGCCCGTGATCGCACCGCCAACACCCGCTGCAAAATACTCTCCACCATCGGATGTTTCCCAACGGCCCGCGGCTTTCGAATCTTCTTGGAGTTGTGTCTTAAAAATTTTCTGATACCTGTCGCTATCTATAAGGTTCTTGGACTTCCGACCAAATCTCACAGCAAGTTCAGCATTGTGGGTTGTTTGAATAATTTTTAACTTTGGATTACGGCCCACCATCCAGGATGGTAATAGGTAAGATGCAAATTCAGATTTAGTATGCCTTGGTGGCATATTCACAATAAGGCGGTTGATTTTTCCTTCCGCCAGGTCATTAAATTTTTCTGCGATATGTCTGTGGTGGGACCCCTCTACAAAGTCTGGCCACATGCATTTTACAAAAGATAGAAAATCACTCTTAGCTTTATTCTGTATCTTTTTTTCAGCATGGAGCAGTTGCAGTTTTTTAAAGGTCTTTCTGACATCCGCAGGTAATTTTTCTATATTTACCTTATTCAAGTCCATGGTACCTAAAATGTTTTTAACAGGGGTGGCTATGTAAATCAAGGCATATAGCAAAAAGCAGTGGGACCCCTTTTACGTTTCGGGTGGGTGGGCCCATAAGCATCAAGCCAAATCGGTTTTGGTTCGGGACCCCTCGGCCCCCGGGCCGTAGGCCCGGGGGCCGTGAGCCATGGCCCTTAGGCCATGTCCCTTAGTCCAGTAGTGTCAGGTATGCTTTAGGATTTAGACGGCTAAATTTATCTAATCCAGATTGTAGGGTTTTATAATCCTCGTTAACTTCCGCCATCTTAACTTGGTCGTATAAGATTGCTTCCTCGTTAGTTAACATCTCTGATTGACCAGAGTATGGATTTGTTCTTTTATATTTTCTTATCATCTTGTCCTCACTATTTCATAGAGGAGGGCCGTCAGGCCCACCGCTAAAATAATGGAAAGCCCGGTAGGGCTTTCCACAAATATTATATTAAACAGTTCAATCATTGTACTGTGTACTCCGACATTTTAATAGGTCTGTTCGCGGTTCTATATCCTTGCGCAGAAGTATCATAATAAATAACATACCTATCATTGATCTTGCATTTATGATCCCACTTAAAATCTCTCGTTATAAACTTGCCATACTTCTTGGCAAAATAAGAGATTATACCTCTTGTCCCTATTTTAATCATTAGTATTCCTTTCGTTAAGTGTATCCTATATTAAATAGGATACACTGTCAATAGTTAATTACTTGAGATTTGTTTTATTTTGGAAGTATCCACAACCCACGCAATACCAATCTTTTTAGTTGTTGCGTCTAGTTGCCTGATTAACTCGTCAGGCGTTCCACTTTCCATAACTGTATCAATAGCCTTTTGCTTCAAGTCCTCAAGCTGTTTTAGCTTCAAGCCTTCAGGCCTTCTTCTTATTTCACGATCAACAAGCTCACGCGCCCACTCTTTTAATTGTTCTTCACAATCGGACAGCGATATTTTTTCTTCTTTATAGGTAAAGTTATAAGCAAGCTCCTTATTTTTATGTTGCTCCGCCTTCTTTTTGAAGAAGGTTCGGGCTTTATCTTGTACCGCCTTCAGTTGAGCTTCCGCCTTCCTGAATTCATTTAAGATTTTATCAGCGCCCATTTTTTTAGCGAGCTTGCCGACTATCTTTTCAGTTGCTTCAGCTCTATATTGTTTTACCAACAATTCCTGTTCTTCAATTAAAGGGTTGAAGTTCCTTCGCACCTTAGACTTAAAATGGTCTAGTTGATACTTCGTCATTGTTTTTGGCATTGTTTATCCTTTCGTTATTTATCCCAGATTATCCCATTGACAAATGATTGTCAAGTGTATATATTAAAAATATGAAAATAAAACCATTAGAAAGAAGAAACGGAAAATTAACAACAACGGGCAATATGTTATTTACTTTTGATGTTATTCAAGAAGCTTGTATTAAATTAGGTTTTGATAACGAAAAAATGTTTGATGAACTTACTGGCTTTCCGAGTGGAGAAGACAAGTGCGTGGGGGTTTTAGAAAAATAAACTTGAGCCCTGATCCGGTTGAAATAATTGTACTAGTCTCGCGACGGCGGGGCCGGATCTGGGGTCAAGCTGATCAGTCCTATGGCTAACGGGACTATAAACGGACTAGCTGATTGTGGTAGGCATGGTTGCTCTATAAGTCCTACTACTTTCTAAAACTTGAGCCCTGATCCAATTGCGAGCATTCTAGACCGACTCGTAACAATTGGATCTGGGGTCAAGTACAGGTTAGGCCCTGGACGTCCCTTAAACAATTGCCGCTGGGCCTCACTTAAGAGTATGCTGTACTTGGCCAAGGTCAAGTGTAGAACGACAAGTGAAGTTATACTTCCATTGAGTCTAAGTCTTTAACTAGAAATAGGCTTGACCAGGCGATACAGTAATCCTGTTACAACGCGTAATGGCGTTGGCTAAAGAACTGAAGTAACAATTGCCTCGGCTCATGTAAAATCGATAAGTGGGCAAACAGTTTGACGTCACCCGAGAAAGCCGAGCGTCAAGCCACAAGCCGCAAGCTTGACAAGCTGCAGGCTATAGGATAATAAAGGACTATGAAAGTTAGAGAAGCGTTAAAAATTACAGGATCATTATCAAAGCCCAGCAAGATGCCTGGCTGGGCCTACGGCCTCCCTGCAAAAGAATGCAAGACAGGCGGCAAGCTGCAAAAGGTGCCCGGCTCTGTGTGCTTTGATTGTTATGCATTGAAGGGCTGCTATGTTTTTAAAGTAGTGCAGCGCGCTCAGTACTATAGATTGAATGCAATAAAAAACTCATTATGGCCGAAGGCCATGTCGATGATTATTAATTCAAAAAAATCAAAGTTCTTTAGATGGCATGATTCAGGCGACGTCCAAGACCTGGAGCACCTACTTAAGATCTATGAAGTTTGTAAGTTAACGCCTAGCGTTAAACATTGGATGCCGACCCGTGAAGCATGGGTGAAGGCCTTCCTTTCGTTGAAACCTGCTAACCTGGTTATCAGGTTTAGTTCACCGATGGTGGACCAGCCGGCCCACGCATCATGGCCCCATACTTCAACCGTTGTTAAAACCGGTCCATCATGTCCGGCCCCTAGACAAGGGAATGAATGTAAGGATTGCCGTGCATGCTGGGACCCGGCTGTTAAGAATGTGGCCTATGGCAAGCACTAAAAAATTCGTGGCTAATAATTTTCATGTGGATGTATCTGGACTCAAGCGACAAGCGCCAAGCTGCAAGCGTCAAGCACCAAGCGACTCAAGCTTCAAGCGACAAGCATCAAGCCCCAAGCAGCAAGCTTCAAGCTCCAAGCCGCGCTCTGCTAAATCACGGACCACGGATCCTTCATAAAGTTTTATGGACCTCGAACCGAGGTGCTCAATGCAGATGAAGCTA